CCATGGCTCTTGCCGATGGCGGTGCAGCGTTCCGTATGCCTCATATCCGTGAGTTCGATATGGACGTTCGTCGTGCGGCAGAGGAGGCATTGGGTCTGTCCGAGGTTCGCCGTAAGGAGTTCCAAGAGCAAGCCGAGTTCCTTTCATCAAAGCAGTTCTCTGGCGAGACCGTTATGAATTATATCGCCGAGTTGTACCAGCCCCAGCTTCTAATTGATAAAGCAAAGGCTTCAGCTGATGAGGACTTCGTCCTTCAGGAAAAGTTCTCTCGTACCGCTGAGATGGTTATGGGTGCGGTCGACCTTTCTCCAGGAGCGACACTTAAATCAGCCAAGGGTACTTGGTGGGGTGCGCTTAATGGTGTGACCTTCGTAGAAGACCACCAGCGTCGTGGTGCGGCTGAGGGTAACGCCCTTCATAGCGCATGGTTCGGTGCTGGGGCTAACCGTAAAGCCAAGGCTCTTTCAAAAGCTATTGAGTATGCCGAGGCTGCATAATTCGCTAGACCACTAGCCTGAAGAAGGATAAGACTAGCGATAGAGAGACAGTGCGTTGGGCCAGATTGGTTGGCTAGACCCTGTCTCTCGACACTTCTGATGCTGAGTAACATCTAAAACTGCTCTCCTTTCTGCCTCAGCCCCCTGATCCTACTGTCTATCAGGGGGCTGTTGGCGGGTAGTTCTCTTGTTAGACTGATTCGTAAAATAGAGTATTTTGAGATAGTATTCTCTTACGTTGTATACTATATTATAAGGGTAGGCGGGTAGCGTTCCGTCACCGACCAGCAAAGAAAGGATTAGGTCATGTTTTTATTTTACACACAATCTTCACGAGATGATTATGAGTCACTAGATCTCCGTGGTGGAGTGTTTCCTTGTAAGGAAGCTATCGCTTCAACAATTTCTGATCATCAAGAGCTTTGCGATGGTGAGGTTGATTATAATTATTATGCCCTTGATGCTAAGAAATTTGAGCTATGGCGTTTTTCTGATGGTGAAGTTTCTGTAACTAACGATGATCTTTATGTAACTGACGGTGAGTGGGTAAAGGTTAAACTGCCTATTACTCTGTTCTCATCTTTAAGCATCGATTATGAGGTGGCATAATGTGGGCTTATTATACTGAAAAAGATCAGCTTCGCACATATCAGAGCGGTGTCTTCAAGAGCCTTGAGGACATCGTTCCACAGATCAAGTTGATTACAGGCTTATGTGAAAACCTACCTGATGTTCACCTCGCTCTTAACTTGACGACTATGTCTTGGTATCACTACGACGATAGCGAGTGGTCGTGGATCGGTGACTCTGTATTCCAACAAAAGTAGTTGACGTGTTGGGGGCTTTTGCCCCCAATGCTATTCCTACAGGTTTGAGTGACTCACTCACGTAAACCTCCATCATAATGTCATAATATCATAATATCTTTGTAAGTGGTTCTTTAACCTTGGTTTGTTGATATGATATCGTGTTTACAGGTTATGATAACAAGATAACGATAAGCCGTCGTGGGTCACTTTTGCTTCACTAAATACATTGTTTACTGGAAATATACATTGTTGCGGTGGGTAAGATTTGCTGGTATGTTTACTTTGTTAAGTACATGGAGACAGCTTGTTGGCTACTGAAGTAACTACATTGGAATCCCTTGAGTATACGCCCGTCGCACCATCAGAGTGCGGTAACTACTGGGTGACTCCTGATGGTAAGAAACACCGTCCTCTCTCGCCACGTCATAAAAAGTTCTGTTCGCTGTATGTACAGGGTATGTCTGGAGCTGAGGCCGCTCGCAAATCTGGTTTCACAAAACACAAATTTGGTGCGAAAGCGCAAGGCTCTGCTCTACTTCGCAGAAATCCTCTCATCGCTAATCATATCATCGACCTGTTGAAAAAAGAGATCGAGCGACAGAATGTTTCTATGGAGTCGCATCTTACTGAACTTTCCCGTCTGCGTGATGAAGCTGTTGATTCAGGGCAAATATCCTCGGCTATTAGTGCAGAGATCTCGAGAGGTAAAGCGGCAGGGTTGTATATTGAGAAGAAGGAAGTGACCGTCAACAAAGTCGAAACGATGTCTGATGAAGAGCTAAGATCAAAGTTACAGGATTTGTTGGACGGTGGCAATATGAAAGTAGTGAACCATGTATCAAACGGAGAAGAAACTTTATCAAGCATTGAAGACCAACTTGACCAAGGTTCATTGGCAGAGGATCGAGACGGGAGCATTACAGCAGGGAGTTCCTGATGTCAATGCCTGTTATCATGGTACAGAGTTTTGGCTTGAACTTAAATGTACATCTACTGATACTGTTTCACTGACTCCGTTTCAATGTTCATGGCACATGCGTCGCGCATCAGTTGGGGGTAGGTCATGGATACTAGTCGCCCATTCAAAACACAATGTTTTGACGCTTCATCGTGGAAGTGATGCTCTGAGGTTATTGGACCATGGGGTTTCATCATCTACTGCATTCTCATACCATGCGCCGATTGATTGGCCTCAGTTTTTGCATGATGTTTGTTTGACTGACCGACTGACTGATTGATTGACTGCAGTTCCAACCATTCATAATTTTGTTTATTTTGTACTTTACTTCTTCCTCTTACTATACTATATTATAATCATGGTTAAGGCGGTCGCCTAGCCAGCTGCTCACAGTCAAGAAAGGACATTATTATGACTGCAGTTTCTAAGAAGAAGGCTACTTCAAAAAAAGCCACTGTTAAGACAGCTTCTGCTACTTTGAAAGTTGTTGACCCCGCTGGTAACTCTGGCATCCCTGCTCCAGCTCCTAAAGGTTTTGACGGTCGTAAGATCAAGCTTGTTGCTTTGTCTAAAGAAAATCGCCGTTTGCCTAATCAGGCCGTTGTTGTCTTGAATACGCTCAAGGCTCTCGGTGCTGATAAGAAGCCCGTCACTCAGGCTGAGCTGATTGGTGCCATGCTTGAAAATGGTCTCAAGACTGTTCAGACACCAAAGCGCATTTATACATTCTACCGCAAGGATTTGTTGGAAGAAGGTTACATCGCATACGCATAAGTCAGCGAGGGCGGTCATCATTTGACCGCCCTTTCTTCATCCCCGTCGTTTGCCTGACTGACTGACTATGTACTACCCTTCATCATCATTTGAAAAACAACAACCGCAGCGCAATCAAAAATCTTTGATTTTTGACCAAGGTCTTTTGATTGATTGACTCTTTGTTTGATTGACTCGGGCTGACAACTCTGACTATTTTGCTGTAGCTTTCGTAAGCGTTGTATACTATACTATAATAGTAACTAATTATAGAAAGGAAGATAGTTATGAATATGCCAAAACCAAAGACCCCCGAACAACAGAAGGCAGAAGCACTAGAAACTTATGCAAAGACTTTTAGCTTTGCGGTTGAAGTCTTAGAGTTTCTCTCTAAAACTAAAGGTGGGGTCTTTGCTAAGACCTCTGTAAGTGCTGCTTGGTATCACGATGGTTCTTTTGAGCGTGTTATGTATGACCCTGATTTGGCTGTCGATGATCAGTTGCCGTTGTGTCCAACTGCTGAGTCGTATGCCGAAGGGTCTACGTTCGGTTCTACCATGGGTCTTATGTCTCCCCAAGACGTGTCTGACTATTGGGAAATTATTCCTACTGCAAATGTGGCACCACTGTCTGGCTAATTAAATAACTTTTGGGGGCGGCTTCGGTCGCCCTCTCTCATCATCTCTCCCCTCTTCATCATCATATGTTTGCCGTGCGCATGCGTCAGTATTCGCTCGATTGATATTGACTGTCTTCGTTCTTTGATTGACTGACTCGCGGTCGTGTGCGTGTTTTAGGCGTGTAAATTAATTTACGTTTTATGTTATTTTTTACTTTACTATAGTAAAAAAGTGCTATATAATTAGGGTATAAGTTAAATAGCTAACACAGAAAGGACTAAGCTATGACTAAAATTTCTAAGCCTACTACTAACGCTACCGTAACCCCTACCGTTAATAAAGCGTCTGTCGCGCGGTGCGGTATCCCCGCCCCTACCGCTAACGGGCGCGGTAATTTAAAGGTGTCCTTAACTAAGGACGTAAAAGCTAACTTAGCGGCGTTAGATAAGCCGCTACCCGCGCAGGCGCAGGCTATTTTATACGTACTAGACCAGCTAGGCGGTACGGCCACACAGGCGGACTTAATTAAAGAGTTAGATACGGGCGAGGTATTAAGTACCGTACAGGGTGCTACCCGTATCGTTACTTTTTACCGTAAAAAGCTTATAGCGGCTAACTTAATAAAAGTAGGCTAACGGCCTAGCGGCTAGGGGCTAACGCCCCTAGCTAACGCAAATTTGAGTCCCTAGCCGTTAGCGTTACGGCTAGGGGTTTTTTATACCCCACACCCATAAAACCGCGCCCACACATATAGAAAGTCACAAGGCATAACGCTGTTACGAGATATGCCCAAAATTCTTGGATCAGGAACCTTCTACCCCATTCCCATAAAATAGTAAGAAGGTCAAGGAACCTTCTACAGGGGATTTTGTTTTGCGTAAAAATGATATATGTTTATGCTGAGTTTATATTTATCTAAAACAAAGTTGAGATGATGAACACTCCAGGTGATAGAAGCGGCGGTTTTGGTGATCGTCCTGATACAGGTTCCCCCGCCTCTTCTTTGGGGTCAAGTGGTAGATCTTATAGTGTTGAGCCTTCAAGCAACAATCAAGTTGGCAGTAGCGACGAGGGTGATAATAATCAACCGATGAGCCAAACGGCTTATAATAAAGCTCAAGGTATTACTGCAACAAACCCTTATGGTAATCAAGGTTTCTTTA